GTCACGCCAGTTGTTATGTCCACCCACTTGACGTAGCCATAGGCTTGTGACCTTTTTCTCACCGGTCAGCGCGTCGATATATTGGGTTTCACCTAAACGATCGTGTAAACGCGTATTAAACAAGGTATTTGCCGCTGCAAGGTTGGCAATATAGCTCCCCCCTTCAGGGCGATTAACATGCTCTCCTTCTGTTGGTGGGGTAACCGGCGGGTCTGTAGGATCAACCGGTGGAGTAACTGGCGGGTCTGTAGGATCAACCGGCGGAGTAACTGGCGGGTCTGTAGGATCAACCGGCGGAGTAACTGGCGGGTCTGTAGGATCAACCGGTGGAGTAACTGGCGGGTCTGTAGGATCAACTGGTGATTTCTTACTTGTTAAATACCAGTTACTAGAATTATCGTTCTGGCCACGAACTAAGGAATAATCATAGGCACCAGCAACAATACGCCCATCTTGAATAAATAAACCATCAGACCGACCTGAAACGGAAATAAGCTCAATTCCTTCAATGGTTTGCGCCCCTTTACCACCTAAGTTATTTACTTGAACATTGCTTTGTCCCGATGTATCGCCATTAATAATCAATTTATCCGTAAGAGAGTTATCCCCCTCTAAAGCAGAATTAAAAACAATCAAACTTCCATCAACACCTTCATAGTTTCCGGTAACATTTAGGGAATTAAATCCGTCTACGAATTTGTCATTATTTATATATAGTGCACCCGAGTTTCTCAAAGAACCATCTATTGTTGAATGGCCATTAACGTATACATATGCATTATTTTTGAATGATTTTGAATTATCATTCATTAATATAGTGGTGTTATTAAGTAATACGCTACCTTCGTTTATTTCAACAGACTCAAATCCACCAGATACTTGCTCACCAGTGAGAGTCCATTGTGCACTCCCCTCTTTTGTCAAATAATTTATTCCAAGTATCGAATCTGAATCATATGCGTTATCATCATAATCATCTCTAAAACGAGATAAAGAAATAGAAGAATCTCTATCGCCAGTCAGAAGCACTTTATTATCAGCGATATCGCCGTCATTCGTATTAGGGTCAATATTAACAGTTCCCTCGATATTCCAGTCTTCTTTCAAAGCTAAAGTAAACGATTTATGACCTGTTACATAAATAGACCCTATACCATTTGATGAGATAGCTCCTGAGTTTTCAACGTGGTAGTCAGCCCATGCCCCGTAAAGTGATAAAGCATACTCTTCACCAGAAATAAGCCCAGAGTTAATTATTGATATCTTTGATTCAGCTCCATCGGTTTGGCTGCTTGAAGTATATATGCTTATACCATTTCTACCTTGCACTTTACCGCTATTATCAATATATATATTTGCTGCATCCCCGAAATCAAGCCTGGTTGCGTCTTGACTTGAGATAACCTCGCCAGAATTAATTAATTCAAAATTTCCTAAATCACTCAATTGATAAAAATTTTCATACTCACTCTTGATTAACCCATTATTCTTCACATATATGCTACTTTCATCTCCGGCCGAGATATTTAGGCCTTGAGAAGATGAATCCATATAGCCATTATTAACAAGGTGAAACTGACTATTACCACGAATATCAGAACTAATTATCCCGCTATCCGTTATCATGTGGGATTTATTTTCAATCGAAATATTTGAATTATTACCTACGTAAGTGGATATACCATAGTCAGCATGAATATCACCATCGAGAATAATATACATTTTACTTTCACTATCTAATGAGGCTGAAACTCCATTACCTTGAACATCCATGCGACCTAGATAAGAAAGATTAAGAGTACCACGTATTCCTTCGCTTTCTATAGTAAAGCCGTCCCCACCTTTTGTGCTAACGTCACCGCTAAAACCGATATTTATGACTCTATCATCACCACTAGCTACAATATTAACGGCAGATCCATCTTCATTAGAAATAGAATTTTCCCCATCTGAGTATAGGTTTGTTATTTTTGAATTAAAACCTAATTCAATAGCACTACCATTAACAACAGAAAGGTTATATCCGTCTTGCAAAATCACGGACATTTCGTCTAAGTTACCAGTCGTAAAGGTAGGTGACTCAGTATCGCTACCTGAACATATATAAGTGTATTCACTCAACATACAAGAAGCATTACTTATTGATGGAAATAAGATAGGCATCAATATCAAAAATCCATTTCGCTTAGCTTTTATCATAAAAATCCCAGAAAATTAGAATACACAATATTTTCTTAATAGGATAAATGGCATGCAACAATAAACTCATAGGAATACTCTCAAAATCATAAAACTTCTATTATTAAATCTTATTTTTAGATACCATCTAAAAAATAAAAATACAAATTAAATCAATTGGTTGTCATTAATTTGTAGTAATTTTGTTTAGCTATCGATGATACAGGTATGATTAGCAAGTCCGTATATAACAACTAAGGTAAACCCACCATATATAATCACTTAGTGTTATTGACTACATCAATCACTTCTGCATACCAATACCCTGTCAGGGGGTACCGTTGGGGATGAGAGTCCCAAATGTCACCTTCAAATGTACTCATAGTTCGGGCCATTGTGAAGTTCTTAGTAGCTATAATAGGCAGGAATTAAATATTTTGTAAGACTAAACCTTATTGTTACTCTGGTTTATCTCTGTAGTATCCGCGCCTGACAATTACCATTTGAATCACTTAAACGCATTAGCGATCCACTGGTGTTGTCACTGCGCCGGAGTCTTGCATACGCTCCGGCGCAAACCAAACTACTCTTCTGTCGTTTTCTCTTGCTCCATTTCTTCTTGTGCTGCCTTTTGTGCCAGATTCCAGATTGAGTCCTGCGGCATCTCTACGCGAACTGAAACGAATTGATCAGATGGAATATCAATGGGATCGCCTTCTTCATATCCCTCTTTAAAATTTCTAGCGAATTCAGGAGAGTCAGGATAAGTTCGGTGATAGGTTTTTACTAAAATCGAACCATCTGCATCTACTTCATAGTCAAGCCATACTAAATGCTGACCATTGCGATCTTTTGGCACATCAAAGCCACCATCAATACCGCCCCATGCGCCATCAGAATTCATCCCTAGCACGCCTGAGATTCGATAAACTCCAACGCTTTCGCGGTTGACCTTAACACCTTCAGACTCAGGATTTAACTCAGAGCCACCATCACCGAATATTTTTACAATTGGCGAAGCTCGTTTAATAAACCCGCTTGAATCAACCGTTGTGTTTACCGTTCCATATACTATATTCCAACCACTATAACCTGCTTCGTTATTCCATGATTGACGATTAGCCATATGGCCACGATGATTCATATATAGTTGATTAAGTGTAGCCCCATTTTTATTAACAACAACAAAACCATATCCATACAATGGAACATTATTATTTTTAGGGAAATCTGCAACAGTTGTAGGATCTGAAACTGAAATCAAATAAACACCGGTTTGATTAGCGCTTGATAGCGTTCCACCATTACTAATCATTCCTCGAATGGCTATGGGCCATGCCTCTACATCATTTGCCGTAGGTTTGTTGGCGCTAGTGAAAAGCTCCTTCCAGCCAAGGAAATTTTTATTCTCAACTGTTTGTACAAAAAAGCGGTTATTTCTTCCAACTAAATGCAGGGCATAATTTTCTTGATGTCGTACATTAATACCAAAATAATTCATACCTAGCTCAGGAGAGTTTTCCATACCATAAACAAATCCACTCTGGACTAAATTTGCATAATTTATCTTCTGAGCGCTCCCTCCTAACCCAAAATCTCCTACATTCATTTTATCTTTTTCTAGCTTCTGAATATCTTTTACATCTGCTTTGTTTTTATCAAGCGCAGTGAAACTTTTAATCGTTACTTTTGTGCCATCTGGCGCAGTGAGTGCAACATCGCCCGTCCCGGTCATAATCTGCTGCCAGCCGTCGATCTGCGCTTGATAGTAACCAAGTGCCGCCGCCAATTGATTAGCGAATGAAGCCGTACTGGACGCCTCGGCAACGAGAATTGAATATTTAGAATGGGTAAATGCTTTATAAATCGGCTGGGCCAACTCTATGGAAGTATCATTGATAACGCGCTTAACTTGATAAACGCCATCCATGCCCGCGCTAGAAGATACAAACAACACTGAGCCATTCGTGATACCGATCTTTGCATCGCTCCACTTCGTGCCTGTACCGCTAATAGTCGTTGAATTTAAAGCGCCCGTGATCGTACCTGTCTCATATAAAGACATAATATTTTCTCCAATAAAAAACCCGCCGAAGCGGGTTAGTAAGAATTAGTCCATGTAATCAGTTTCGATGTAAACCTGATAATCCAATCTTGGTGATACCATTGTGCTCCAATACCAAACACCTGAACCGCTGAAATTACCAAATGCCTGTGAGCGCAAACCGTTGGCAAACCCAGTGACAACGCTAAATGCTACGCCCCCACCATTACGCTGTATGGTTCCTGTAATCGCAGGACAAACGGCAATAGGTCGTCCACTTATCATGCTGGCATTCGGCATAGCGTGAGCGTCCGCAATCGCCATCGTTCGAATAAACAGGGGATTATCTAATGAAGACCATTCAACGGCTCCAGAAGCGCTTCGAATAGCAGCGCCGTATTCAGGAACGATACCGGTTGTCCCCACCCCCATAAAATAAATAATGGCGATTTTACTTGTTACCGCAGCTGAACCAGACGCAGGAGGTGCTAGCGTTAAGCTCAACTTATTGTCGACCACCCCACCGATCAAGCAAACGTTAGATTCGTAATTCCCTTCAATGCGCACAAAAGGGATCGTAGTTTCTGGATTAGGTATGGTTATTTCGACTCCGCCATTTTGAGGAGGGGGAACAGTAACCCGCTGTCGAGAAATCAGTGAGAAATTACGCAAACTCGTGTCATAAATCGTATGGCCTTTTGCGTTTTTTAATTCAACAACGAAGGCCATTTTAAATCTCCACTAAACAAACAAAAATATATCCCGTTATATATTTTGCATCCTGAACAACACTGTTCCACGTAATCTTATTGCCGTTGATTTTAGCGTGAATATAAGCGCCGGCACTCCCTCCCGATCCTGATATTGCGTACGTTAATTTATAGATATTGAGATTCACGCTAGGGTAACTTTTACTGCCATTTGCGTTTGCTCCCGAAATGCCGATGCTATCAAGAAAAAAAGAGCGCCCATCGATGGCGCTCGTTTCAACGCCTTTAGCGTTATAAGCAAAAACACCGTAACTTCCCATTATGGTTTGTACCCTGCAGCAAAGCGTTTTACACCGTTTTGGTCATACACAGCCATCCCATTAGAATCGAACACGGATCGCCCCCCTCCCGGCAACGCCGAGTTCATTTCCAATACACCATTTTTATCAATGCGCCATCCAGCCTTACCCGCCACGTAATTATTCGACTGGATATAACTGCCAATTTTGGCGTTCGTGATCGAGGCATCTTGGATGAGCGCGGAAACAATGAAGGTTTGTGAGCCTTGGATGAAGAATGGCAGCGTATACCCGCTAGTCGCAGGATTTAACACCGCGAACTGATCCGCGCTGGCGAGGATTTTCGTATTTACCACACCACCTTTCACTTCGGCGCCAACGGACAATCCCGCAGCATGATATTGGCCGTTATAGGTCACCCCAGTCCCAATACTGTAAACCGCGCTCCCTGTCCCATCTTGATTAAATATGGTCTGGCCACGAACCTGTATAGCTGCCGTATTCTCTCCAACGGTAGACGTTAGCCCTGTGACTTGCGTTGATATGGCTTCAATATCCGTCGCCACCGTTTCGCGTAGCGTGGTTAAATCAGCCTCCGTCTGATCCGTTTTACTGTTTAGCTTATCAACCGCCGTCGCTCGCGCTTCTGATTCCGTGGCAACGACCTGACGGGTTTCCGTTATTTCCGCTTTACGGTCGCCGTTCTGCACCATCCAGCGGCGCACATCTGCATCATTTGCCAGCGCATTCTGTATTGCAGCATCGGCTGCGGATTGAAGATGAGCATTCGAATCGACTAGGTTTTTGTCGATCTCTTTGAAGGTATCAGACTCCTCAATGCCTTTTTTAACTTCATCTGCGATCCAATCAACATCCGTGCTGGACGCCCCTAAAACCCAATCAATCCAGTCCCCCTGATTCCCCGTCTTATCAACCAATCGAGCGCGATAGAAGAATGACTGGCCCGCGCTTAGCCCCATCTGCTGATAGCTGCGCTGGGGATACGGAATATCAGATAGAAGCATGGCTCCGTCTTCAGCGTTTTTATCGTTGTACTGAATCTCAGTTTTAAGCGTATCTTCCGCCCCATCGGGGAAATTCCACGAAAGCTGTATACCAAAAACCAGCGGATCAGCTTTGAACGCAATAGGGAGCGGCGGCTTTCCTTCTTTCCCGTTAAGCTGCGTCTCAAGTGACGTTGCCCACAGCGAAGAAATATCGCTGGCGTTGATAGCACGAACGCGGACCAAATAGCGCCCTGCGTAGATGTTAGGAACCTCAAAACCCAGCGCCGAGGTACGAGGGACTGATACCCAGTTGCCATTGTCCTTACACCACTCAGCCTCATAAGCGATCGCATTCTTCACCGCGTTCCACGTTGCGCGCAGCGTGGTAACGGCTATCCCCTGATTGATGCTCGAGTAGCTGGTAATAAGAACATTTTCTGGCGCCAATTGAACACCCGGAGGAATAACAGAAATGGGACGTTCGTCTATGCGTGCGCCGGTATCAATCCGCGCATATTTGTCCGGGTCATGGTAAGCCCCAACGATGGTGTATGTGTTGTCGTTGTTGTCTGCAACACTCACAACGCGGTAGAGCTGCACAGCAAGTTCATCAGCATCAACTGCCCATACTGATTCGGCCTGCGGAGTTTCACTGTAGCTTGTTGTCACCGTGACAAGGCGACCATTTACCGATTGCACCGTTCTGGCCTGACTGATACCAGAAGGTAAATTAACGATCAGACGGTCACCGCTCTTAATGTCTGGCTCGCGGTCGAGGCGAACATTTCGCCCTTCAACGCTGCTAATGCGGCCTCCCATGACTCGCCCGGAGAGCATCTGATCGGCAACGCCAATAATATGCCCCGGAAACGGGATTAAACCATCGAGCCCCACCGAAAACTCAACCGTTCGATCTTGGCTATTACTCAATAATGCCCAGCGCCCACGGCGATTAGCTTCGCTTTGACGCGTACAACCAATGGCCGTGATCTCCGTCTGGTTCACCCCGTAGCGGCGTACTAATGCATTTTCGAACACCGATTCGACAGCATCGGCATAATGATTGGCTGGGTCTGACCATCCCACCATGGCGGTGGTGTACCGTGTGCGTTCGCTCGAGGCTGAGTAGGCAAACTTCCCATTGATAACATTGGCGCGCGTGTAGGTGTAATCCAAGTCTCGCGGCATATCTGCCAGTGTCACTATCTGGTTTTGACCGTAACAGGTCATACCGCGGAATATCGCGGCAAAGTCCGTCAGAACGGTCCACGCATCTTCACGCGACTGAATGTACACATCACACTTAAAGCGCGGCTCCATTCCTCCACCGCCGCGTCCATCGGGTACCAGTTGATCACAATACTGCGCGATACGATAAAGCTCCGATTCATCCACCTGCGTGGAGTCAATACGTTGACCTAAACCGTAACGATCAGAGATCAGGATGTCATAGAACACCCATGCAGGGTTATCAGTCCATGCCCACTTAAAGCCCCCCGTCCAGACACCAGAATATTGCCGCGTGACCGGATCATAATTATCCGGCACTCTGACGATCATCATCTTGGGTCGGCATGTCACTTTAGGGATGTTTTGAAACTGCTTAGCGTTAAATTCTACGTAGAGCAGCGCAGTGTTTGGATAGCGTAATTTGGCATCGATAACTTCAGTGTAAGCCTCAACGTTCATCGTATCGGCAATACGACCGCTATTAGCGTTGGCAGTTAGACGGCGAACACGCAACTGCCAGCCGGTTGTCGCTGTGGGTAAGTCAATACGGTGGCTGCGCTCATACAACGTTGTCGTTTTGCCATCAACGGCAGATTTGAGCACCTCACGATATGCGCCACCATCCGTGGCCACATCGATAGCGTATTCAATTTTATAGCCGTTCACATCACCATTATCTTTTTGCTGCTGTAATGCAGGCCAGCCGAACCGCAAACGCACTGCCGATAACTGGGTATTGTTAACCGCACGCACCCACGGCGCCGAGCTCTTAAGTTCGGTACCGATGGTGATTTCATTCTCAACAGCAGGGACGCCTTTGATATATTCCTGCGATTGGGTGCCGGGGCGAAACTCCCAGCTTACCCCCTCGAAATTCGAGCTTCCGTCCTCATTGGCGAGCGGCGTTCCATCTAGGAAGATATTGGTACCATCAAGCCCGCCAGCCCATTCCCCCTCACCCAGCGCGAGCAATATTTTGGCAATGGCCATCGACTGGATACTATCGGGTGATTCCACAGGCGTATGCCCACCACCCCCACCACCTTTATGGCCTTTAATCTCATTTATCATATTTCACCCATAAAAAAACCCGCCGTAGCGGGTCTTGTGAATTGATATGTTTATTGCTGATCTTCGGTATATATCCCAGCGGAAATAACTGCCCCGCCGATCTCTCGTTCACCATAACCGATGGCAACAGGATTACCCTGAGCGGTACTGTTAACTGGACCACCAAAGGCATAGCTGGGTTTATTGTCCGGATCTTGTCGCATTCGAATACCAGTCTGTTGGGGTGATAGCATTTGAACGACACCGCCGAGTGCCAATGACGCCCCCGTTAATGCCAAAGCGCCCCCCCATACACCAGATGCCCCAAATGCACCTAATACCCCGACACCCGGTGCGGCAAAAGCCATAGCTGCACCGATTAACGCTACACCTAATATTGTTTGGAATAATCCTCCACGCTTGCTACCAATAATAACTGGAACTAAGTGAATATCCTCTTTCCCCTTAGTCATTTCTATTTCAGACTCAGGTATGTTGCGCTTTCGATCATTGCCAACAAAAACAGCAAATGTGAGACCTCGCTTGTGAGCCTCCAGCAAAAAACCTTCAAAACCGTCTAAAAGATTTTTAGCAGCTTTAATCATCTTTGGGACTGAGTCTCCCCGATAAGAAAATTCACGTCCAAATCGACCAATTAACGATCCATGAAACACTATTTTTCTCAAAGGAACTTCGATAAAAGCCATTTTAAAACTCCATAAAAAAACCCGCCGCAGCGGGTTTACAGAAATAATTAATAACTATAAGCAAGAGTTTATATCTTCGATTACTTCATTCTTTCTTGTATCTGGCATTAAAGGCCTAACCGTCCCCTCACCATAATAAATAATTTTAACGCCTTGGCCCTCTCTGGTTATATCAATAAATTCAAAATTACCAGCTAATGGGGAAAGAGATACTCCATTATGAATTTGCTTAGTTACAGTATTAGATCTAACACCATTAAAGGTTCGTTCATCAAGATGAGAGACAAGACACTCCACTACCTGATCTTGAGTCTTGCTACTAATAAATGATTGAGTTGGTTTTTCCCTTATTTCACTAGGCGTCATACCACATCCAACTAGGCCAAACATAGTTAAAGCTAAAAGCATTTTTTTCATATCAGCATCCCTTTAGTTAATGCTCAAAGGGTACCATAAGCTTTATTGGTTAATCAGGCTCATATGTCTGACTATCTTCACAGTTCGATCTTTCCAGTATCCTCCGTAGGGAACACGCTGGCTCAACATGCCGTACATATGATGCAATAGCATCCCATCATCTAGCAGAATACCGGCATGATTCGCGACCGGCGCGGAGACTTGCATTATCACCATATCGCCCGATTGAAGTGGGCCACTAAACTCACGAAAACCGCATTCGTACCAATTATCAAGATAGAGGTTTTCACGGCCTGACTCCCACCATGGATAATCAACGCGGTAATCATTAAGCACAATGCCATGCGTTTGCCGGAAGTAGCTCATAACCAGCCCCCAGCAATCGGTATGCCCCAGCACAAAAGCGCGACCCACCAGCGGCAATTCCCCACGCGGCATCACGGTGCGCAAGTCCCCTTCAGGATAACTCACGATATGCCACGGTATTGCCATCGCATCACACTGCGCCTTATCCAGCTCACTTGGCTGCGTGGTGGCATCGGGGTGACTATGCACAATCCCCGTTACGATTCCCCATTCTTCTGCTGCAATATAATCCTCCGGAGATAAATGAAACTGTTCCGTGGGATTTTCTGCGATATTACGGCAGGGAAAGTAGCGCTCCACGCGTGATTTCTGTGCCACAACGCCACAACACTCAGCTGGATAAACCTCTGCGGCATGGGCCACGATAGCCTGTATCGTTTTCTCTCTCATACTATTGCCTTATCAGTGCTGCACCCGGAAAGCCGCCAAACGGCACCGGGTTGTTTTCACCAAAGCGCTTTTGGCAATCGCTGAGTAACCCACCGCACTTATCCTGACTCGGATCATCAACCGGCTGCCCATTCTCATCGAAGTAGCGCGTCCCCGCGTAATCACACCCTTTGCCTGTTCGGTACCAACCGCGTGAGCACCATGTACAGAGCGAGTGGATCTGGCGCGTCGGTATTTGCAGGCCACGTAAATCAGCGGGGCTCGCCAACTCAAACTCAACAGTTTCATCGTTTTCGAGTGACTTACGGTCGATATAGTAAACTTGCTTTTTTTCCTGCTCGGGATCGGCGGTAGGATTGCCCTCGGGGAAGTTCTTAGCATCGAGGTAGTGGACCATCGTGTCATGGATTGTCACTTTAGCCTGTGCCATATCATCAAAGCGCAGACATAATGCCGTGATAAGCCCGTCAATATTGGACACGCTCAGCGTCGGCTGCGCGGCCTGTCCATCCGTGGACATTTCCAGCCCCTCAACCTGCACCGCCCACGGGCCATACTCATTCCCTTGCCACCAGATAGATTTCGCGGGCAGCTTGTTTTCATCACCACCGGCTGCAATGAGCTCTTTTTCTGTGTAGGGAAGCGTACAGCTGTGAAACCGCAACACATCAGCACCAAAGGCCGAGCCATCAACCTCAAAAAGCCGGACTTTATCACCCGGCTCTAATTTTTGAATATCTGCGTTAATCATGGATGAAATGCCTGTATGAAAGTGGCGGAAAGCGAGTAATTGCCACCGCCCAGCGCGTTCGGCTTGTACTGCTCACAGCGGTAAAGCCCCAAGGGAGATAGCGGCGGTTTCCATTGGAAAGAGGTTCTACCGGCATGCCGATCGAGGAACGCCGCGATCGCTGCGATATAAGCCTCACTGCCAACAAAATTAAGATCCCAATTCTGGGCGCGAAAATTAATCCCGTCCCCCGCCACCTGCGCATACCCATCCCCGAACTGCGCTTTACGTATTCGGAAAGTTGCATCCGCTGCCGCGTTGGTGCGTGGACTCCACTGAAATGTTTCGATAGCCATCAGCGCCCCTTTATCGCTCGTTGAATAGTTCCACCTGGTCGCAGGTCCCGATCGCGCAATGTGCGGTATCGCTGATCGACATAACGACCAATATCGGCACCGAACTGCTCATAGCCCACAGAGGCTTGGGTCGCCGTATTTCCTGTGCCATCAATATGGATATGAACCTGTGGCGCGGCGCTCACGGTTTGCTGATTTGCCCCAACCATGCGCACACCGAGCGAACCATCAGCGCCACGTTTCAGCGGCATGATAGCTTCCGGCCCCGCTTCGCCCATAAGCCCAGCGCCTTTTGCGAAAGCAAACGTAGTAGGACGATCGACAATTTGCCCACTAAAGGCACTCAGAGACGGCGACGAATACACGCCGCCTTTGGCATTGGGAACATAGTTTTGCCAGCCTGTCCCCATCCCCATACCTCCAGTCGCTCCAGTAGCTCCGGCTGAACTGCTTGCAGCACCACCAACAAAACTGGATCCAATCCCCATAATTGAACTTAGGATCGTGTTTGTAATAAGTGCTTGTGCTGCCATATCAACCAGATTTTGAATCAGCGTTTGAGTGAGCGTTGAAAACAGATTAATCATGCCCTCTTTAAAGGTCTGTGTGCGTGTAAGCAGCCCAGTGAGAATATTGGTAGTACGCTCACGAGTTGCCTCAGCCATACCTATCGCCAAGCTATTGAAGTCACTTTGTGATTTATAAAGCTCAAGTGCGGTTTGATATTGCGCATCAGCAGAATCTTTGCTGCTCCTCTGCATCAACATTTCGTACTGATCTTTGCTTAATTTGCTGTTCTGGTAGTAGGTACTTATCAGGCTCTGCTGCTGCGCCAGTTGATTTCTTTGCTGGGCTAGCGGATCAACATCTCCAGCCATATCAAGCTGAGGCGCTGAAACTGCATCTGCCTGCGCCTGCAAAATCTGCCGAGCGGTGTTCTGTGATAACGTGACGCGGGCTGACATATATTCCTTTTCTGTCAGTAAACGAGCATCAAAGAGCGCCTTAAGATCTTGGCTGGCTTCTTTTTCTTTATTGATGGCTGCGCGAGCGGGGGAATACTGCTCAGCAAGTTCTACCCGTTGTTTCTGGTAGTTCTCCGCATTCATCAGTAATGCGCGCTGTAAATCCTGCTGGCTGGCTCCGTTTTTACCTGCTGCCGATATCAGCTTTTCTTGGCTGGCTTTTTCCTGTAAGTCGATTCTGGCAAGACTTGAAGCGTGCGCTTCTTCAATTTCTTTGCGCAATTGCAGGTATTGGTTAACCGTTTCTTTTGTATGTTTGGATGTATCCTCGCCAGTCCATGGCGTAGTGACCCCTTCACCCGCCTTAGCTGTTTGTTCGGTTAAGGTTTTGATGTCGCTTGCTAGAGAATTAGCCTGATCAGCAATACCTGTTTGCACCAGAAAGCGTGATTTACTCAGGTTATCTAGATTAGTCTTAGTCGTTTCCAAACCTTTGTTGACAGATTCGAGGTCAGCTTCGGCGCGTTTTTTATCGTCCTCTACCCCTTTTTTCTGCCCAAATGGGTCAAAGCTATCGAGACTCCCAAGCCTACTATTTGCGTCCTGAATTTCCTTCATCAACTGGTTACGCTGGATAACCTGATTCTGAAACTGGTCCTGCAGATCGATCTGCTTAACGGCCAGTTGTTTATCAGACAATTGCATCAGGGCAGAGGTTGTTTCAATAACCGCATCTTTCAGGTTAATGGCCGACTGCCTAGCGTCCTTAGCCTGCTGATGGAAGTAAAGCAGCGCGGATCCAGCAAGCATTGCTGCTCCAAATGGACCGCCCACAAGGGCTAATGCACCACGAGCAAGACCAACAGCAACAGAGGCAGCGCGAGCGGTGACAGAAACCTGACGATTTGCGGCGGCCAGTTGCATCTTGGCTCGAGTAGCCAAATTTGTTTGCTCTGTCTCTTCTCGAATTAGGCGGTTAAATTCCCCCTGATAGTTGACATTAAGTCCATACTGTTTGGCGGTTTGCTGCATCTGGCGGTAATAACCAAACTCAGCATCGTTGCGCTTTAGCGTGGCCGCTGTCGCTTCCAGCGTTTTTCTGGCGCCGTCCGCCTGTGCAATGGAGGCTGCTTTTACTGCGGCTTGATTCTGCTGCCAAGCGCTCACGTTTTCACGCAGTCCAGCGGTCAGCTTTGTAGAAATGACCGGTATCAATGTGTAGAGAGCAACATTGGCAACAGCGTTGAAATTATCAGTGAGAAGGTTAATGCCATCGGTGATTGACTGAATACCAGAACGCATCGGACCGGTGCTGCTTTGCCCAACCTTGATAATTAGCCCGTCGAAGGCACTGGTTAGCCCCATGACATCGCCATTCAGGTTATTGACACGAATGGCAGCTTGCTCATGCGCCGTCTGAGTTCCTGTAAGGGAGTGGGTCAGTGCGTCAAGCTTGTTACGGTTATCCACCAGAACAGAAGCTGCGTTAATGTTTTCAACGCCAAACATTTTGACGGCCTGTGCGGTCGATAGATTCTTTTTCGACAGATTTTCCAGCGCACCACTAAGCCCGACGACTGAAGGTTTAAGGGTTTTGTCCGTGCCCTTTTCTAGTGAAAGGATAACGTTACGCAGTGCGGTTCCTGCCTCGCCCCCTTTGATTTCTCGCTCTGCCAAAACTTGAATAGCTGCGTTCAGTGTTTCGAAACCAACACCCGCCTGCGCCGCCGCGACACCACCATTTTTTATGGCGGCCGCTGTATCAACAATTTCAGATGCACCAAATTTGGCACCAGCGGCAAGCACGTTGATATAACGATCCGCCTCCTGCGCCCCAGCCCCGAATTGATTTAGGGAAAGTGCCAGCGTGCGGGTTGCATCCGGCAAAGTGGATCCCGCCGCCTGAGCAAGGGTCAGCGCACTTTTTGTTGCAGCGGTGAGCCCATCTGCGGTTTGGAGCAATTCAGGTTTAGCAGACGCCATTAGCTTCAAGGCTTCAACCGCTTGACTAGCGCTGTACTCGGTGCTGCGCCCCATCTCCTGAGCAGCATCATCTAGGGTTTTTAGCTGAGCACCTGTCGCGCCAGTAATCGCTGAAAGATCAGATAATTCCTGCCCATACTCTCTTGTCGTGGTAATAATCGCGCCCAACGACAAACCGGCACCAGCGAAACCCGCCAGCCGACCAGCCACACCCGCGATGGTTTTACCCATCCGCGAATAGGCTTCATCTGTTTTTTTTGCATCCTCCTGTGCGTTACGATTGAATCGTTTAGAAGAATTCTCAGCGTCACCGTACGCACCCATTAGCTGAGATTTAAAGTTGGCTGCGTTGAGATGCAGCCCGACGGCAAGGGAAGCAACGTCAGACATTACATTAATGCTCTCATTACTGCCGCACACGGATCGTTAACATTACTCACTGCATCTGGCGGCGGGGGTTCAGGAGGATCCATGACTTCTTCGTCTGGACGTTTGATGGCGCCAATGCGCATGAAATAAGCAAACCAATGGTAGAGCGTATCTACCGGAAGTGCGGCTATCTTTGAAGGGTCAGGCTCGCCCCAGCGGTCAGCTAACCAGAAAATCAGCTCAACCCAAGGCGAGCTGCTTAGTTTTTTTCCGCGTCCTCAAGTTTCCCTAAGGCATGCTTTTTCACTATGGCGATCGCATCGAGCAAGGCCACGTTATCATGTGCCTGCAAAAGATCAGTTGCCGTAGGCTTATCTTGAGGCTCGATAGGACTGCCGTCAGGTTGTACTAAGCAATCGACGATTAGCTGCACACTAAGTTCTGATGCTTTTCGGGCATCTTCAGCTATCTGGCTGTCGCGCAGTGCTTCTTCATGGTCGATGAGCTCACCTGCAGTCATACGACGAAGAAATACAGTAGTGCCAAAAATCTCAGTGGTAACAATAGTGTTTTTAGGCTTCAGTAGTGCGGATTTCAGAGCAGAGACATCGAAGGTGGTCATGATTGTTCCTAGGTTTCAGATAATAAAAAACGGCCCTAAGGCCGCATAAGAGATTAAGAAATCGCGATAACCGCGTCCGAGCTGGTGACCGGCGCTAATGCCGCAGAGGAAATCACAACGTGATAGGTTCCCGCATCATTCGCCGTGACGGACGCTTTAGTCAGCGTATTCGTATTTGCGGCGGGTATCGCTTTGCCGTCTTTAAACCACTGATAAGACAGCGGCGCCCCATTGCTTGCCGAGGCGGTAACTGATAAATCCAACGCATCGCCTACCGCTAGTGTTGCGCCAGTAGGTTGAACCGATACGTTGATCACGGCTTTGGGACAACACCCCACTTCAGGTTGTTTTGTTTACCTTGTACGGTGATCTGGATAACCTCACTTGCCGGAGCGGTGATTTCATTCATCTGCCAACCGGATAACGCCAGCAGCATTGTGGCCGTTCGGCGGTTCGGTAGCTCAATATAGAACTGCACCGTTTGGCGTGCTTCAGCGGCATTTAAGAAATCAGCAAAATCCTCGTTATCCGGATCGTCAACAAAGCCCAGCGATTTTTCAGGCCCCTCCGGTAAATCAGAAATAAACTGTTTGCTGGTATCAATCAGCGTGGTGCAATCCACAAAGCTACCCGTCTGCCCCGTTGCCCCCAACGCCTTACAGTTAATCAGCGGTTTTAACGCGGCAACCTCAGCGCCTACCGCGCCCCATTTCACCACGGTACCCGCAGGCAGCATGGCGTATTCTGGCGAAGTTTTTTTATCATCAGCCATCGTTTTCTCTCTTCATTTGGTTGGTATAGCGAGTGCTATTGGTTTTGTTCAATACCGGCGCGTAACTCGACGGCGAGAACGCGAAGAATGCGGGATTTGTTGTAATCCATGGCAGGACGGATAAACGGCGCTGCCACCTGTTTGATGGTGCCGAACTCTTGCGCCAGCGCTTTCATATGGTGCTTTTTACTGGGGCCTACTCTCAGCGTAATCACCGTAAGGTACTTATCATTATTCATGCGGCTGGTACTGCGGATTTTGATGGTATCGCGCATGTGCTCACCGGCGTTGGCGTCGTCGAATCCAGCGTGCGCTTTCATATCTTCCAATACCGGAGCCAATGCTTCGCGCCCCGCGTTACGCATTACTTTTACGGCCTTATCCCCCATGGCCAATAATTGCCGCTCAAGCTCCTGCAGTCCTTTCACCTCGATAGTGATCATGGGGAAACCTCAACATACGTAATGAAATACTCCCGTAAGAGATCATAGAGTTGCTGGTTACTGGTTTGTGGGGTCGGTGTTTCTCGTAAGTTTCCGCGCTCGACATACTGAACGGGAAAATCGGCAATAAAGCCGTGGCGTATCGCCTGCCACTTTCCCCAAATCAGCCGATCTAACATTTTCAATCGCGTGTAATCATTAAGAATAATGATGCGCATCTGAAAACGCGCACGCACAACCGAAGTCCGCACAAGCCCTATTTCAAGTGGTGGATCGGACACGCATTGGTAGGTGATCCCCTCCACCACATCTGCTGGCAGTAATAAGGGATAAACCGGCAGACCGGTGAGCGCTTCCAGTTCTGTTTTAATGGCCTGTTCTATCATGACGAATATCCGCCTCCGCCGTAATGATGAGCCGATCGGCATGGGTACGATCGGTTGAGCGCACCGTGAAGAACTGTTGCCCAAAAACAACCTGCCAGTCCTGCGCAACATCCTCGCGCGGTCGCAGCGTAAATTGGTAGGTCTGGACAACCTGCTGTTGTTCGACGGTGCGGATTTTGCGATCAGAAATCGGTTCAACCTTTGCCCATGTCTTTGCCACGTCTACCGGCTCCTCCGGCAACGGCTCCCCGAGAGGGCCGCGCCGTTGCTCAATCCGTCTCAATGTAATGCGTTTATTCAGCTCGCCAGCCGAGAGGGGTTTCATAATGGTTTAAACCGGTAAGGCTCGAGCAGCGCACGATAGGAGAACGGCACCGGCATTAATTGCTCTGGGCTGACTGCTTCACGGTTGGCATACCAATGTCCCACCATCATCATCAATGCCAGCTTGATATCGGTCGTCAATAGCAGCGCATCGCCCGAAACATCCTGCTCTTTCTCCACCAGCGTGCGGTTTAAGAAGGTTTCAGCAGCAGCCTTCGCCGCCTGTGCATAGAGCGTTAACAGTGCGTCTTCGCTCTTATCATCAATACGGCACTGTTGGCGTAGTTCCTCTAATTCTGGCGTCATAAGCACCTCAAGAAAGGCGGCATAACGCCGCCACGGGATTATTTAGAGGCAGGTGCTGCCGCCAGTTTGAGGAGTTTCACCGCATGGCTGTCCACCATCATCGAGCCCACACGTTTTGTGGTGTAAAAACCGACAAACGGCTTTTTGGTGTACGGATCACGCAACATACGAACACCGATGCGATCCAGAATGGTGAAACAGCGCTTAAAGTTACCAAAGCCAATCGGTGTGGCATCCCCGCCGATATCGGGGAACTGTTCGTTCTCCGCAATGCCATAGCTCAGCAACGAAGACGGCTGGCCCAACTGCAAGCCCGGCTGCCACAGGTAGTTGCCCTGTGAATCTTTCAGGGTACGCACAGTAAACAACGTGCTGTTATTCATCATAAAGCGTGCGCCGTTGCGGTACGGCTTACGCAGCGTATACACCAGCTTGATGATTTCATCGGCGGTAATGGCCGTCGGTTTAGCCGCCAACAAATGCTGCAGCTTGCCCCAAGCACGATCCTTATCCGCTTCATCCGTACTGCCGTAGGTCAGTAAGCCCTTAGGTTTTTTACTGCCATCGCCGTTGGTGAAAGCAATCTCTTCTTGCTCAGCAAACTCCTGCGTGAGCTCCGTGGTAATAAAATTCTCTACGTCAAAGTACGCATCATCGAGCATGGTTTGCGTAGCCATCGGGTTGGCGTAAATCTCACCCCAAACAGGCTCAATAATTGCCAGCGTTGAGGTGTTAGTTTCAGGACGCGCGTCGGTTTCCCCTACCCAGCCGCTATTCGTCCCACCTTGATTCACCAATTTTTTATAGTTTGGGGTCCCCATGGTGATCACGTTACATTCGGCACGCATCACCACTTCATCTTTCAACGCGCTGATGATATTGCGATCCAGTTCTTCCGGTACCGCATAGCCCCCATCTGGATCGGTTGTGGTCTGCATCGCTTTACGTTCCAGATCGGCCAACCCATCTTCTTTACCCTTACGCACAAACTGACCGAATGCCGTCTTATGCTCAGTCGCCGCTTTTGAGCCGTTACCACCACCGGGACGTTTTACTGCCACTAGCTCCTCTTCTAATGCCGATTTCAATGCATCGAGCTCGGTCAGTTTGCCGTTAAGCGTCTCAACGGTTTCAGACAGCTTGCCCTTTTCCTGCTCGATAGCCTCAAGGCGCTTATCATTTTTCTGGCGGAACTCGTCAAAGTTACCTTTCAGCTCATTCGCGACCTGTTCAATGTCTTTAATATCTACAGCCATGGTGTTACTCCTGATTAAAATTGATTGATTTCAGTGCATTTAATGCCGCGCTCAGGTCGCCAGCGTCTCGCTGTGAAAGTGCGCTGTAGCCATCCGCCATAAATGCCTTGGCTTGGCTTTTGGAAAGTCCAACGTCTCGCAGGACTCGCTCAATACTTTTGGGTGATGGCGTCTCCCCACGCGCAAATGCGGATTTCACATCGCTCACACGCGCCTCATCATTGGCAGGGAACGTCACCGGACTGACCTCCCAAAGGTCGATCTCTTTAAGCAAGAAAGCTTCTTTAGTGCGGTCGTATTCGTAATCGTTCAGCGCGTAGCCAATAGAAAGGCCGGTTAAAGAACCGGCCTTCATGTGGGCATGTGCGCGTTTGGCGAGAGGGTCATCATCGATGAGTAATCGCCCCCGAACAAAGAGCCCCACCTCATCCTCTTTCATCTCGGTATAAATCCCGATGGGCTCTTGCATATCGTGCTGCCAGAGCATTGCCGGTAAGCTGCCTTTTTCGCGCCAAAGGCTGAGCGATTTAGTAAAGGCACCCGGTACAACGATGTCATCGAAACAATCTTTGACGCCGAACACCGAGCCGTAGCCCTCAAACTCACCGCTGTCGCTGACTGACTTGAGTTTCAGTGGCACATCAAGACGTTGTTTGATCATCGTCATTGGGTTCTTCCTGTGGTTTAGGTTTTGCGCTATCGGTCGGCTTCGTGGTCATATTCATCGGGGTGAGATACACATCACCGCCCGGACGCGGGTTACGATCTTCTAATTCAAGGCAATCATTAGGGGAGTACATTCCCCAGTTGATAGCGGTGGCGTAGGCTTCAAAACGAGATTTCATGTCACCGCGTAACAACGCCCCAACGTTAAATTTGGCGTATAGCTGCCCTTGTTTGCTGGCCTTCACTAATCCAAGATTAATTCGCTGTTCAATGCGGGTGAGGTAGGGAACAAGCGAGTAATTAATAAAACCGATCCCAAGGTTCTCAATATTGTTGAACGTCGCATGATCGGTGTTTTGCACCAGATGCATGGGCACGCGGAAAATGCGGCAAATCTCCTCGAGCTGAAATTTACGGGTTTCTAAAAACTGAGCATCTTCAGCCGAGAGACTGATTTGGTTCCATTTCAGTCCCATCTCCAAAATCATTGGCTTGTGGGCGTTCGCCAACCCTTGATGCCTATCTTCAAAATCGCCTTTTAAGCGATTAAAGGCCTCATCCGATAGCGTCTGATCGGTTTCCAGTACCCCACTGGTGACCGCACCATTACTGAAAAGGCGTGAGCCATGCTCTTCCGTTGCCATCCCCAGTCCGATCGCCTGACGTGCATACGCAATCGGGCTTAGTCCATTGAGTCCATCGAGCGTAAAAATACGCACATGCCAAATCTCTTTCTGGCTCAAGGTATCGCTTGAACCATCGGGAAACGTCACCTGATAGACCGGCTCCCACTGGCTGTTTAGTTTGGCGACAACGCTTCCGGGATCGAGCGGGAGCAACTCGACAACCTCCCCCAGCGCCATGACTTTGTACGCAAAAAAGTTACCGCGTAGACATAAACAGGCGACAAGCAACTCCCAAAACTCTTGGGGGGTCATATAGTCGTTAGGTTTGACCGAAAGTAGCTTATAAAGCCGTTCTTTAATGGCCTTTTTGCTTCCACGTTCTAATTGTTCATACAGAGAGCAAGGCAACATGCCCACCGATTCAGCTAACACGCGAACACACCCAAATACCGCGGTAAGCTGCATAGCCAACTGTGGGCTCACTCTTTTTCCTACATAAGTGTCATAGGAAATGCCGATAAGCTCACTGAGCGCCTGTGGTGTCATCGCCTTATCACCCGACTTGTGGAACATACCCGGAAAGAACATCACCCCTCCTTATCGGGGTTCCCCATCTGGGTACCCAACATCCGAGACACCAAGAAAGACCAGACCAAACACAACAGGCCAGCCACAATAAATCCTGCAGGTGGGTATATTCGCCACACGCCATACGTCAAAAAAAGCGCGCCCGTTATCCCCACCATGAGTGATAAGGCGGTTATACAATTTATTAATTTCATAAATGTCACTTATTAAAGAGAACGAATACCGTGCGCTTCTATATGATCAGAAAGAGACTCAATATTCTCGTTCAACATGGCCCGCCCAATACCCATGATCAGAGAAACGGCGCCATCGATTTTATTCTCTGCGCCTTCTTTGGTCGGCCTTACAACATCATCACTACCGGGGATCGTCTTACCCACAACGTTACTGATACACCACGTTAAAATAGGGTTCCCATCATGATGGAATCGACCGCTGGCTATAGCCGCTTCTAATTCCTTCATCGGGGAGCTCATATTTGTGTAATTCTGGATAATGGTGATAGGGCTTAACCCCTCATCAGCAAGAAGGTGTGAAATGCTCGTCGCGCCATGGGGGTCTATTGGGCAACTTTGCACTTTCACTGTGCTGTTTAGCGCAACGATATGCTCAAATATCTGGCGGTTATCAACCTCCGCACCATCGGTCGCAATCAGCTTCTTCATATTGACGAACTTCTGATAACGCTCTGAGGTTCTTTTCAGCGCCGGATCAGGCGAAAAGACGGTATCTTCTGGCACCCAAAACTGAGCACCTACACAAAAATAATGTATGCGCCCGTCGATCACTCGCTTAAAAACAGGACACACACAGTTCAAATCAAGTTTTGAAGCAAGGTCAATCCCAAGGTCGCAGTCCTCACCATAAAAATCCTCGATTTTTAATGAGGTATCCGCGCATGCTTTCCATTTCTCAAGATTGTAATAAGCTGATTTCGCAGAAACCCATAAATTAAAATGCTTGGTCTTAATTTTGTTGGTTTGCGATGGAACATTAACCGCAAGCGTCTGCTGAGCGATAAGATAATCATTTTTTACAGATACCCCTATGTTGGGATTCGCTTTCGCCAACGCTTCTGGCTGTGTCCAATCGTCCCCTTCATCAAGGGTATAGATAATGCCGAATAGCTCTTCGTTTGGGATTATCTCATCGAGCATTTCCACCACTTGCTGGCGCTTTTCATAGCATGGACACTCGAGGCTGAATCCCGCCGTTGTGATTATCCATGCTAACGGCTGTTCACGTGCGCCCATGCCCGTCGTCATCGTGGTCAGCAATGCATCGGTCTTATGCTCATGGTATTCGTCAATCAATGCGCACGAAGGCGAATCACCATCACCCGGATCGCCAATCACAGGCTCAAATACTGAACCATCAGGCCGCGTCATTTTTTTGGCCCAAGGTTTAATACTGAATTTTTTACGCAGGTTTGGTAGCTTTTGCGCCATCAGCAACGCGGGTTCAAATACTTTCCATGCTTGGCGTTCTGTCGTCGCACCACAATAAACCTCAGCGCCGTATTCGTTGTCTGCGCAAAACATATAGATACCAACCCCCGCCGCAAATAAGGACTTACCGTTTTTGCGGGGAACTTCGGTATACGCCTCACGAAAGCGGCGCATTTTGTTTCGCTTCTTAAGCCAGCCAAAAACCATCGCGAAAATGAACTGCTGCCACGGCTCCAGAGTAATTTTCAGCTTTCGCTTTGCCCATTCACCTTTGGTATGCGGGAGTAATTGAATAAACCGGCAGGCTCTTTCTGCTTTGTCTCGATCAAATCGATATGGCCAATCCTTATTTTTGGATTTCTCCAGATCGTTAAAATGCCGCTGGCATGCGGATCGGACATATTTACACGCAGGAATTTTCCCGCTAATGACCTCCCTTGCATATTGCTGGGCGGCATTCACGTTCGGGTATGACGCCATGGTTAAAACCCATCGAATTCATTCTCATCATCATCAGGCTCTGCGCCACCGACCATCCTCATACGGCTAAGAGGATCAAGCCCGAGCAACGAACCCAACCGAGCAAGCTGCGAGACGCAGTCATTACGAACGGCAATGGCGGGATGTTTTTTTAATCCACCAGTACCCCCAACATCTGCGATCCCCATATTCTCCAAATCAATTTCGGCTTGTTTGGCTATCACTTTTTCCGCCACGATCATGAGATGAAACGAATTACAGTACGCGAGCAAAAGTGGGGCATCTTCTAATTCGAAAGTCCCACGTTCGATTAATATTTTGCTTTGGGTTTTCCAGAGACGAACTGCCGTTTCACTTGAAAGCTCTGCTGGGGGAGCGATCCGCGTAAGGCTACTTTTATTTTTTACGCTGGTATTTCGCTTTCTTCCCCCTCCAGCGGCACGCATTGCCGTCCCCATTTTCTGCGCTCCCAAATGTTAAAAATCATCGAAAAAAAATTCCTTATTTCGAGTGTGTAAAAATTTGACTAAAGCGGCGGTCCTTTAGGTGGAGAGGGGTAGAGATTTGATCCCCCCCTCCCCCTCATCCCAACCGCTCTCTGGCGGTCTTGGTTCGATGGCAAGGCCAACACAATCCCTCAAGGTTGGCATCATCATCGGTACCGCCATGACTCTTAGGCTTGATATGGTCAACCGTGGTCGCAGGTATGGCTCGACCTTCACGCAAGCAGGCTTGGCAAAGGTGCTTATCACGATTAAGGATGCGCTTACGAATGAGGGTCCACTTGCTACCGTAGCCACGTTCGTGGCGGCTCTTGCCCTGCTGATGGTTCTCCCAGCCAGTATTGCGGTGCTCTTCACAATAGCCGCTGCGGTCAGTAGTTGTATTGCGACAACCATGCTTACGGCAAGCTCTTGGAATTCGTGATGGCATAGCGGCTCCAATAAAAAAGGCCACCAACGGTGACCTATGAGAACATTTATCTAAAATTTGCCGTTTACCGCGTGTAGCCGCCCCCTCGGTGTTTCAAAACTCAGAAAGGACCCGTCAAAATTGAGAGCAGTTCCCATTCATAAAATTTGCATAGCGAATTTGGGCTCATTTAACAAATTTGTACCGTAGAGCACTATCCAATTAGTTACACTAGCTTTTGAGTGAGTAGATGATTAAGTTACTCAATACCTATGCAACTAACAGTTCCGTTATAGTTAATATATCCACTTCCACCTTTCATGCTTGAACATACCTAATATTTGGTTAGGAAACGTTAAAGAAGGAGTTCAAATGAACAATGAAGAGAACACGATTATACAAATTACTGCCTACGACGCTATCATTCGAATGCTACTAAAGACACTACCACCAGAACAATTTTCAGAATTCAAAAGTGAACTAACAGCATTTTTATCTCAGATGAGTAATAAGTCGGTTAGCCAACCATCACACATACAAGAGCTATTTTCTGCTACAGAGAAAATGTGTCATAAAATCATCAACAGAGCCGAGCTAGAACGCGATATATAGATATACCCACACTACTTTTAGCCACACGAGGAGCTGTAACGCTTTTCATTAAAGCTCGGTGATTAGCAGTTGCAGAGCAACTCCGATAATATGAGCCACCAGCGGTGGCCCATGTTATAACCTCAGTCTCGACACAGTTACTATTGTCCTTACCCTATTCGCTTCCTTTTACATACCCGACAAGGTATCCCAGCGCAAAGCATATAACCCCAATAGTTAAAACTGGAAAGATATAGTTAATCAATATGTACACGAAATCACCTTTATGACATTTTAAACATTAACTTCTTTACAGAAAGTCGCACTCATGTAGCTCTCTGCTGAAAAAGGTACAATTAACGTTGAGAGTTAACCATTCAAGAGGGACATCGATGAGAGCGTTATTCATTGCTTTATATCCTTTGCCTCCCTAAACGGAGCAGAACAACTTTTACAAAAGTTTCAGGTCTAAAGGTGAAAACAACTCATTAACATAAGTACCATACCAGTAACGAATTCTTTCTTATAGCCTTATTTATATACCTTATACATATCAGGTTACCTAGTAAGTTAGAGCTCACGGATAAATAGCCTTACCTATTGCTGGGTATAATTATTTTATTTCCACAACTGAGTCATATGTTTGCTCACAGGTTCGTCCAGCGCTATAAGCGCGGTCAGCCTCTTTTGCATACTCTCTTGCTGCTTCGTTTGATTCGCTGAGCAACTCGGTAAGCAATATGATGGCTTGGGACCTTGACGCGCTTGAGCTTGCAGCACTGGAAAGCTTGCCGGTTTCACTGTCTGCAAATTGGCGCCTGAGTTGTGAGAGCTGTTCCCGCAACCTGTCAGCAGAGCGCTTAGCATTAATAGCATCAGCTTTAAGCTGTTTGTTATCTTCATCTGCATCTTTAACCGCCTGATTTGCTGCCTGTTGCCTGCGTTGCTCTTCTGCTCGTTCGCTTGCCTGTCGCTGGGCTAGAACGTCAGAATCCGCTTTATCACGCTTCGCCCATCTCAATTGCCAAGATTTATCAACCTGATGGTATTTATCGCGATAATGACTAGCTATTTTCCCAGCAACGAGCAAAGCCACCAGCAACACACCTATTGCCATCATTCGCCAACTGAAATTGATATTCATTGGACTATATCCCAGCAAGTAAGCTCCGATTCTTGGCCTCTTCGCACCGGCTGCCCAGCGCAATTATTTTCTTTAATCCTACAATCTCTGCCTCCATCGAATATCCAGCGCCTTATCTCAGCACAAGCACCAATACGATCACCGGCATTCAACTTCTTATAGAACGTTGAGGGAAAGCATTTAGCGGGGCCGATGTTGTAAGGGCAAAAGGAAGCGATACCGGCGACGGCAGGCTCTGAGAGTGGTACGGTCACATTACGCCTAACCCATGCGATAGCTTTATCACGCTCTAACGCGTCATAGCGCTTGCACTGGCTGTATGAAAGTTTCAACCCTTGAGTGACTGGTTTCCCCTCAATGCGCGTCAATCCACGACATATTGACCAGATCCCCCGCCCATCCTGATACGCGATAGTTCGAACGCCCTCTTTCTCATCCAGAAACTGATCAAGGATTTTGTCAGCTGTAGCCCCACTGAGAATTAATGCCAGAACCGCAGCGCTGAGTTTTGTTTTAGTCCCCATCAATCACGCTCCAGCATTTCCAGCTCTTCACTCACTGGTACAGCGGCTATCACCTGACGGCTTTGAATCCACTCACGCAATAAGCGCTCACGACGGCAGCGGAAATAAATCCCCGAAATAAGGCCAGCCAGAGTGCAAAAAATGCCAACAATGATGCCGACAACCATCCACTCGCTGGGTGAGAAGAAATTAATCAGGCTGAATAACCATGACGAAAGCCCACCAGCAAGCAAAGTGTTATCGGCAGCACGTGTGTACATTCATTTCATCCTTTACCTCCACTAACGAGGTTTTTAGAAAAAGAGCGCTATCCCCACCAGCTCGATAACAACAAATCCAATCGTGAAATCAACGCTGTCGGGTAGTTGTCGGGTGAGTGTCAGGCCAGAGTCGTGTTAAAAAGAACAATATTGGTCAAACTAGATGTGTGTTTAAAACAATCATGGTGGCTAAAAATGAGTAACAGTATCAAAAGACTCCGTCTCGCTCGTGGATGGTCTCAAGAACAGTTAGCGGAAATCTGCGCATTAAGCGTTAGGACTATTCAGCGATTAGAAAATGGAGATAATGCAAGCTTAGAGACACTCAGTGCACTCGCCGCAGCTTTTGAAATTAATGTTTCTGAACTAGCAAATGAATCCCAGCCGTTGACTGAAACAGGCCAAGCTGCAGATGATAAAATCAATGCAGCTAGAGAACGAGTTGAAGACGAACAAAAATTTTTCCGTTCACTTGTTTCAGCACTAATCGTCTGCGGTGTGTTAGTGGTTATAAATCTCGTTACTCCACATACAACATTCTGGTTTATATGGCCTGTAGGCATATGGTTAGCATTCATTGTGGTTAAAGGTATTCGGATTTTTTTATTACGAAATTGGATTTCCCAATGGAAACAAAGAAGAATTCAAAGACTATTGAAAAAATAATCATCACCCAGCCGTAGCCACTCTCAGCTAGAAAGTGTTTAGTATGTAGATGGTTAATGGTTGGGCTCTATATATGAAAAAGGCTACCCGAAGGTAGCCTCTGAAGACTCTTACATACTTACATCGAAAATTGCTTAGCCCACTCAGTTATCTGCTCTGTATAGATAAATTGGATGTTGAATGAGTCTAGAGGACTCTGAACAGGTGCTAAGTAACCCACACAAGGATATTTTTTCGGTCGGTTATCAAAAACATAATCAACAATATCAGCTTCATCAATAAGATCATCGCCTGAAAAGCATGTGGCTCTAACCCATAAATCATATTCAGATTCGTTTAACAGTAGTTCCATGTGTATTCTCGATAAGTGGTTTATCCACATACAGAGTAGACGAACTAATGTTAGTAGCGCTAAAAATTGAATTCATAATTGACTGGTTTTACGCAACCCAGTGTACACGAGTCTAAGTTTGCATTGACGCTAAAGGCCACCCGAAGGTAGCTTTAACGCTTACTTTGATTTTTATTTTTCAGGCTTAAACAGCGTTAAATCTGAAACAAGATTATCTATTACAGTTTTCACTTCACGAACCGTTAGTTGCTGATGCGAATTTGATAGAGTTTCGCCTGCACCTTTTCTCACTACTTTCATCACTGGCTTCATTGTCTGCGCATCGATAACTTCCGCTTCGAAATAGAAAGTCGTATCAAGCGTTCTGTAGCCCGTAATCATCTGGGTCCCTGCAATTAATACTGAGACTGGCATCACCTCATAAAATTGCAGGTTTTGTTGGCTAGTTTCAACGGCAGTTATTGCGCTTCTAAAGATAAGAGTTCGTGGGCCAATTTTATCGACAACCGGTACCCGCTTCTTCATCTCTACTGACAACTTTGCGTTGGCATACGACAAAATGTCATTAAGTTTCTTTTTATCAATCTGCTCGGTTGGCGAGGCATCTGGATAGAATACGATAGGCTCTAAAACAACGTTATCGTACTTTTTACTGTCAAACGTAGGAGAAATCCATCGCAATACAGGAGCGCCGGAAACGGACTCAGCCTCTATCAGCTCACTATAACCATCTAAAAATCCGGAGTACTTTTCGGTTTCAGTATGCTTATTGGCACAGCCACTTAAACTGAGTAGCCCTGTAATAATAACCATCATATAAAAACGATGTGTCATAATATGCCGCCTTCAAAAATGTCATATTATAGCTTGCTCTCCGGCGCTTATCTCCGAACGTCTAGCGTGTTAGCTTTCCAATAGTAGCAAGCTATAAACTGGATGTAGTGCTCGGTATTTATCCCGATGGTATCACTTAGGCGCTGGTCAACCTGATACCGGGTGGCTCAATGCCCATTGCCAGCCTTACCCACGCAGTCGCGTATACACCACAATCGGCTGAGCCATCTCCATCAATTGAAAGACGTGCACCTGTATTCGGTACTATATGAAGATGGCTCATGCAATTGCGCAGCACACCAAACGCTCTGGACTATTCCTTCTTCGCTGAATAACGTGCTGACTTATTCGTAGAACAAAACCATAGAAAAATAGAACACCATCATCAGAACACAAATTCCTAAGAATACATACAGATCTTTAGATGACTTCATTCCATATTTCCATTTACATATTTGGTCCACCACCGAGGCCTCGAACCTCGCACCTACAATTTATATAGCCATCAGCTCTATCCTGCTGAGCTAGTGTCGGCTAGAACGAGCGGAGCTGTAACGAGCAGATAAATTGGCTTCACCAATGATAACGACGCACATCCCTACGCTAGCTCGCTACAGCAACGAAATAATAATCACATCAGATAATTCATTACAATAACTAAGCGTTATTTTCAGACAAACTCCGGCGCCATTAGTGTTTAGTGTGTGGATGGTTGTTAGCTGGGCGCTAGATATGAAAAAAGCCCCCCAGAGGTAGCCTTTTTCAAGTTAAGATTAAGTTATTTGCACACCGGCAAACGCGGAGCAATCATAAAGCGAATAACTTTGAGCCAATTTGGTTCTTTGACGCAAGCGCGTACAGATTTTAACTCAGCATCTAAAAAGTGAGCTAGTTTTCGTCTGGCTCTCTCCGCACGTAGTAATGCTTCCCATTCACCATCAGGAAGTAAAGCTAAAGACTTTTTATCACTAGATGCGCTCATCTTATGTACGCCTGTTTTTTGCATCTATTGATGATATGGCAAAGAATCAATAAAAAAAGTGCGCATACTCATAAAAAACTATTTGGCTAATCACTTTAGGAACGCAAAAACCCGCACTAGGCGGGTTCATATTTGACTTTGGCAACATACCAAATTAGCCTTAAATATGGCTCATTTTGTTCGGTTTTGCAAGCATCATGACGCTAAATAACACAAACGCGATGAATCTCTCGTCTTTAAAACCAGATCTAAACTAATGCAATCCAGACCCATAACTATGACCAATAGTGTCTCCCAGTGTGCTCTATAGCACTCTGACCATGTGGATTTGCTGACAGCCATGAGATCGGCCAATTGTGTTGCCGTATAGTCCTTTCCATGAATGCCGCGACAATTGTGCACACGCTGCTGTACTGCCAGCCACACCAATTGTGCAAGCCGTGCCGTCACTTTCTTTGTGATCCGCTTGCCTGCTAACGTCTTTTTGAGCTCTTCCCATACATGCTTAGTGATCAGGACTTGATAGTCATAGTTCAGGTCATGTGCATAGCAATACCGAATCCATCCAAGCTGGTGGCCATCAAGTTTAGATATTGCCCGGCGCCACGAACTAAGACAGAATACAATTTCTTCAATGGGTGGCCTTACATCCTTACCGCCTCGAGTTTCTGTACACTTCACCGGATCAGCAATTCGAACCTGCCCACCGACTTCGCGTACCGGCTTACGTGGATAACGAGACGTGTTGACCAATGCCGCTCCCTGAAATGCATCAAGCTGGCCCTTAGTTGCTCCGGCAATATTTGCCAGCGCCAGTGAAACGCAGCGTCTTACATACTCTAAATTCTGTAAATGCATTACTCAGCGCTCCCCACACGTTACGCTTGAAAAATTGCGCCAACACCCAGCGCGTAATTTAAAAACTCAATCAACAAGAATCGCTGATCCCCGTGTTTCTGCTCCCACGCGGCTACATCCTTGTGCAACTTGTCGTGGCACCGTCTGCATAACGGCAACACGAACAGGTCATGCGTCTTGGTTCCCATCCCGCCGAGCCCGTGGTTAATCACATGATGCGGATCGTCAGCGGGATTATTGCAACCGCAGCACTTTTGCGTTTTTACCCATCGCGTGTATTTCTCACACTCCCAGCGCTGCAGCTTAGGTTTCAACATAAAGCTCGCTGGTGGTGCCTCATCGCCATCAAGCTTCATAATGGGTTTTACCTGCTCCACCAGCTCTGCAACAATAGTGAATGGTTCTGGCTCCCACGGGTTAATATCCGCCTCTTTCGTTGTGCCTCCGATGGTGGGGAGTTCCATCCCAGTAATAGCGTATGCAGGAAGAAGGTCTGCTACACCGTTCAGCGTCGCCCACCAGCACACTTCCGCAAATGAAATCTCTCGCCCTTCACTCAGATCCAGTTTGATACGAATGGCCTCAAGTAAGCATTCAATCCTGTTCTGCATAGCAATCGACATCATGGCTTCAGTAAAATGCGTACGCGTACGATTGTCACAACTCCAGCATAGGCGAACCGCGCCGCCCTCATAGGGTGTTGTCACTAGCTCTTTATGGTGCCAATCCGCATGCCACTGGCATTGATCCTTCCTATCCAGCCATGTGAGCAAACTATCCAGCCCACCAGCTGCTCGATAAACGCGATCATTCGCCCAAAAAGCAGATAGGCGCGGATCTGCGGCTAATGTCTGATGTTCGGCAGGAACTTCACCCGTAGGTAGGTCGCGTAGCGCCTTTGGTTCATCGGAAATGTACAAACGCTGTTGCGGTTTGAAGTGGTGCATCAGACCTGTACCGGGGCGCAGTAAAACCACGCCCAAATCTGACTGAGGAAAAGCAGTCAGTAACAATCTCATGCTGCCACCAGTTTTTCAGCCATGCGACGAACCTGAGCCAAAAATGCATCACCACAAGTGATTAGATCATCGCGGGTTACATAACTGATTGCTGGGCCGCGCCACTGCTTATCAAGAATGACAACAGCACCGGCAAAAAATGCACCTGTCGGCTTTTGCTTCTCATCAGCAGGTTTGAACCACACGGGCAGATCAAAACCAATACGCCCACGAATAAAAGCAACATGATCGGCTTCTTCTGGCCACCACACTTCGCTGGTTGCCGCTTTAATCAGGAAGATGTAACGACCGCCCTTCTCGCGCATAGCCATCGCATGATCGATAATGTGCCGCATACCTGTGACATATTGCCCTTCATACTCTTTCGCCCGGCTGTACGGTGGATTTGCGTAAGCTGCACCGCCCAGCTCTTTCAGGCGCACTGACCAGTCCTGAGTCAGTGCGTTATCTTCTGCGGTGTAGTACGCATCACATTTTGCATTATAAGCATCGGCAAACAGATCGAGAGTGATTGGCCCAAACATCGCGTTAATGGCCCAGAACAACGCATCTGGAGTACGCCACTGATCGCCAACATCTTTGAGATAGTGTTCTGACTCTACACGTTGAGCGGCTAAAGCGGCGCAATATGGGTTTAAGGCTGGAACTTTCTCAATGGATTCCATTGCCGCTTGAATACGCTCGCCGATCCACCGCATAACAGGAACGGCCATTGAGTTACCAATCGCTTTATAACGTGGACCGTCTGGGCACTCATTAGCAGGCTTATTTCTCCATGGAATCTGGGTGAAGTTATCTGCCATGCCCTGCAAACGTTCACACTCAATAGGCATCAGACGACGAACCTTCATGTCATGCATAACACCGTGTTGATCGGATTTAGTCAGCGTGTAGCCAGTTTCAATGCTATAACCTGTTCCATTACCACCATTTTCAGGTGATCGGCCAATAGTGTTACCGGCAATGGCATAGGCTATAGCTGGTGGTGCTCCCGCATTTTGATTGCTGTTGGCGCTATTACTAGCCCGCAGCGTCGGTGATACATCTACAGAAGCATCAGCACCGTAATCTTTCGATGAAAATGCCAAAACATGGGGCTTATCCCCTCCGCCAGCGCTTGCTCGCAAAGTACCCGCTATGTCGTTGCCTAGCTCTGCAATAGCTCCACCATCACGACCTCGTAGCGCCACTGAATATGCAACGGCAGGATGTTGACTAGCCTGTAATGTGCCAGTGCAATGCTCATCTGCGCCCAACGTTGAAGATGTATTGCCAGCCGCTTGCCAATTGAATGCGGTCACGTCATGACTGACTAGAGGGGTTCCCCCCATAACGCCTTTCTCTAAGTTTGCTGTTAATGGACCGGCACAATCGGCATCCCGCCATCCATGATGCTGGTATGCTTCATAAAAATTAGGGACGTTTACAGGCAACACATGACCATTACGCAAAGACTGATCCGTTGCTTTTGAGAAACCACATTCAGTATCTAATGCCCCAACAACGCTAGGTATCAAATGACCAGCTGCTCCTTGATTGTCGTCTGCACCACTGACGCCAACGCCATTTGCAGTAAGGGCGGTAACGCACGACCCCGTTTCTCTGCTCGGCGGAGTATCCCTGCGCAAGCTGTCGAGCTCAAAAAGTATTTCTGTGGGATCGATGTCCGGATGAGCACTTGCGACAACGAAAGTACGGCGGCGTCGTTGTGCCACTCCGCAAAATTGAGCATCAATGGTTCTCCAGGCGATAACCCTTTTTGGTCCAGACACACAACCCGCGTACGTCCATTTTCCCCCTGCTGGCTGCAACTCACTGCTTTCTCCGGCAAGCTCGGCAAGAAAGCATCCAAACGCGTTGTCTTTACTACTGAGGACGCCGGGGACGTTCTCCCAGACGATAATAACTGGCTGCTCTCCGCGTTCGCGGCGTTTGTTGTCGATTGCATCTGCTAATTCCACATATGAAAGAGTTAACTGCCCACGGGCATCATCTAAACCAGCGCGACGGCCAGCAACGCTAAAAGCTTGGCAAGGGGTTCCACCGACCAGCACCTCTGGTGCTTCAACGTCACCAGCTGTAATAGCGGCGGCAATCTTTGTCATATCACCAAGGTTTTGAACGTGTGGCCAGTGGTGTGCCAGTACCGCAGACGGGAATGGCTCGATTTCAGCAAACCATGCCGGCGTCCAACCTAATGACTCCCAAGCCTGACTTGCAGCCTCTAATCCACTGCATACCGATCCATAGCGTAAATTCACGACAGCACCTCCATGACCACGGTCTCAAGCTTGCCGATCTTCTTCTCCATGTCTGCCACTGCATCGAGCAAGGAATCCATTGATGTCTGGACGCTATGTTTTGCCTGCATCACATCGCGTAAAGCCGGTACCAGTGCCTTTTTGATCGCGTCACGAGTTGCGCCGTTCTTTTCAAGCTGCTCTGCACGTTTGAGCATTTCCGAGGCCTGCTGGCGTAATAGTTCTGGCGTTGGTGCTACCACTGATTTGCTCACAGAATCCCCCTCCGCTGATCAGCCTTAACCATCAGCTTGATAAACTTGTAATTACGTTCGAAATGAAAAACACGCAGTACTTCTATCCATTGGCGCTTTTCTGAAATCTTGCGCAGGTGTTGATCGTCACCCCATCGCGAGCGCCATTTGCGTACGTGCCACCAGCGGCGAACCTGCTGAATAGTCGCGATCAGCGATAAAACATCGACGCCATGTATCTCGCGGTAACTTGGGTGTCTCATGATGCAGCGCCCCCTCTAAAGCCTTTGGGGATCGATGAATATTCCTGCTTCGAAAACTCCATGTTTACGTAACCAGAAGGCTGTTTGGCTTGCGTACCTGTAGGCCACTGAGATCTAGGCAGTCGACCAGCAGCCACCCATTTGGTCGCCGAGCTGAGGTATGCGGGGAATTTTGCAGGGCGAAACAGCGTTACCGGATTCAGGTTCGCTGAAAAATCAGGATTACTGGCCCAGCGCTCGACGCTGAAATCGACGACCAATACCAGCTCATCAGGGGTGAACCCATCACGCAGACGGGCTCGAATATTCTCGAGTGAGGATTTGCAGTTCTGGTAGCGGGATGCAGTGACTTGGTTCAGATGTTTGAGTACCCGAATCGCTTGATCAGTAATTTCTACCTCTGGGTCGGTCGGCGCAGCCGAACTGCCCACAGTGTTTTTATCTGATGTGATCTCTTGAGTACTCTTTGTAGTGATCTCTGTAAGAACATTAGGACAATTTGTCCCAATGGAATCCCCCGATTTTGTCCCCTTGCATGGGGTCACTTTGTCCTTTTGCATTTGGACATTTTGTCCTAATGGAGTTGGACAATTTGTCCCAATGGAATTGTTGATAATTTCGGCGTCATCTAGCGCCGCATGGTCGTAGTTAATAGCGTAGTATTTCGTTTGGTCACGCTTATCTTTGGATAGCTTTTCGCCAGTGATAAGCCCTTGTTTTTCTAATGAAGTAAACGTGCGGCTTACTGTTTTCTCATTCCAGAATTTAAACTGCTTGTGCCACTCTCTGATTGAGTTATAGACCCAGCGACGTCCTTCATGCTCGATACCTGAGTTTGTCTCAGTAAGCCAGTATTGAATCTGTTGAAGAACGATGGCCTCGTTTAATCCTATGCGTTCTGCTAGGTCTGAAAGCACGATGAGAGGGCGAGATGGTAAAAGTAGACTCATATCAATCCACCATCAGCTCAGAGGCGTAACGTTCGGCAAGCCATTGCAGGCCCAGCGGCGTTACGCGAGTTTGAGTAAAAGCATGACCAAATTCAGATGTGCCGGTTTTCACGCAGAATAAGCCGTTACGCTGGTGGACTGAGGATGGCAATAAGTTTCGTGACTGACGAAACAGAACTTTGTCACGCAATAGCGCCTCTATCATCGACTTTTCAGCCATGCGTAGAATCTTGGCGCTTTCACGCAGACTCTTAGCACCAGCTGCATCAACGAAATGATCGACAAACGCCACCTTCGGCGCATCCCGCTGAACCTTGTACTCGAGCGCGGCTTTCTGTTCTGCCATATCAGCAGCAAGGCGCAACGCTTCTGGTAATGATTGAGGAAGCGCCGGAGTGTTATTTTCCAGCTCTTGCCAGCGGTCAACGACAGCCGCCGTGAACAACGGAGACAAACGGGCAACCAATATCAACGAGTCTCGCTTGTTAAACCGATACTCCTGGTACGTATTCCCGTTATGCTCAAAATCGAACTGCGCCAACGGCGCGGTTAAAATACCCGCACCGACTAAGCGTTCGGCTGAGCGCTTAACATCACCGTGTTTGCTTTTAACTAACTCTGCGATTTCACGGCTGCTCATGGTTATTGCAGAAGATGTAGAAAGGTTAGCCATATTCATGCCACACCTCGACCTGCTTGTTGTTCACCCACAGCCCACTCAACAAAGCCGTGGTTGATGTCAGTCCATTCGCCCTGTAATTTAGCGACATACGGAAACGCAATCGGCTTACGCCCGCCGGGTACCGGTTTGCAGCGGAATTGCGGAGTTCGTTTGTTTGTTGCTAAAATGCTCACGCGGTTATTTCTCCACACACTGATTTAGTCGCACCCGACGCCTCAGACTGCATATCTGGGGCGTCAACTTTTTCAGGGGCACAAAAAACGCTATACAGCAGAGTTAGGTGCTCTTGAAACTTTGCCATTACCTGATAACTGTTCTCTTCTATCTTCGCCCGTTCCTCCTTGTTGATAACACCATCAGCAGTGGCCTTACGAACGTACATGGAATGCTTACCTATCCACTCAACTGACTGCATCAAGCGTTCGTTAATATCTCCGTTCTCCACCTCATCAAGATCCACCAGCGGTACGTTGACGCTGTTTGAACTACGCGACACCGCCTCAGCGATATAGTTTTCTCCACTAGCCTTCTGAAGCACCATAGCCCAACCCATAGGGAAGATCTGATCGCCATCAGTACGCAGACGGTTAAAAATCGCGTTTTCAGTAACCCCTAGCCATTCAGCAGCCTCTGCATATCCTCCATCTAGGCTGGATATGGTTTTCTTGATTGCCGCTACTAGCCATGCTGGTTGTCGTTCTATTTGCCACTTTGGTTCGTTTCCCACAGCTCCCCCTAACCTGTTGTGGTTTTATTTATTGCTCTCTGATTTATGATTTCCTGAATAAAGTGCAGGGTCATACTTCAAACGCCCTTCAGTTACTTTTTCGACTAACAAAGCGTATTTCCACGGAATAACATCCTTCCATAGGCTTACGGTCGACTTTGAGACACCTAGAGCCTCTGCGGTTTTAATACCAGACCCGAAATGGGCAGTAACGTCTTGCTTGTGCATGACACCTCCTAATTAACATCAAGAAAGTTTAATCTTTCAAACAAAAACAAGTCAAGAAATTAAACCAACTTTAGTTTAAATTTTTAAACATGAAAACCGAGACCATGAGCGATCGCATCAGCCTGCGTATGCGTGCTCTTAAGCTGAAAAGCAAAAATCTGATGGATGCTACAGGCGCATCTAAAGGCACTGTCAGCCAGTGGGTTAACGGTGGCACAGAGCCGTCTGCTAAATATCTCTCATCACTAGCTAGTGTTCTTGGAGTTAGCGAAGGTTGGTTGCTTGAAGGGGGTCTTATTGAAGAGACAAAGGGCAACGCCTATCCGGGACCAGATCTTTATAAAAGAGTCCCGCTTATCTCTTATGTTCAGGCTGGATGCTGGAAGGAAATAGTGGAGCAACACTTTGATGATCTTACTGATTGGATTGAAACCACAGCAAAAGTTTCCCCTTTTGCTTTCTCGTTGAGGGTTGTTGGGGATTCAATGTCAAACCCGAGTGGTTATGGGGTATCCCTACCTGAGGGTTCCATCGTTATAGTTGATCCTGATGTCGAACCTATAAACGGCAGGATTGTAGTGGCTAGAGTTAATGGCTCTAATGAAGCCACAGTAAAAAAACTAACTATAGATGGCCCCAATATGTACCTCATGCCATTGAATCCAAACTATAAGCCAATTCCACTAGACAATAAATGTGAGATTGTTGGTGTATGTGTTCGCGTTGAGCAGAATCTTCTTTAGACGTAACGCATAAGTAAACTAAGACCGGCACATGCCGGTTTTTTTTTGCTTGTAGAAAATAAGTTTAATAAAACGAACTTTTGAATTGACTTTCAAGTTTGATAACTTAAACTAAAACCAAGAAATCAACCATGACTTCAAACTTGTTCACTTGGCGGTTGCAGGATTTCAACCAGAGGATTGATGGCTGTTATTTGGCCTGTAACCGCCCTTTTTAAGCAGTACACAACCGCATGGGTATTTAGATTCAGGGGCGTCTCGAGTACCCAGCCGGTTGTGGTGTAGCTCAGTTGGTAGAGCGTCGCAAGCGTTCATAGCGTAGCGGGTACGCGCTGGTTCAAGTCCAGCCATCACAGCTCATTTGTGTGGAGAGTAATTAATTAAACCTATCTGTTTGTGTGAATTTTCATTAATTCGCACTGGGGATACTCATACCTAAAACATGTGGAGGAGTAATCGTGAAGTTAAGCGAATTATCAGTAAAGACACTCGTTAAGCAGGCGCATGCAGGCGTCAAGCTAGTGAGTGGACAATACCCAGAGGCTGCAGCAATATTGCGGGAAGTCACTACTCGGTATGACGTGTTGTATGAAGTGCATCAGCAAGATAAGGACACAGCAATAAAACCTGAGCCTGTAGATTTGAGCCAACAGGTAGAAATACTAAACAGAATCCTCAGCTGGATTTTGAAAGAGCTTCCTACGCCAACACCAAAGGCTACGGCAATGGCTGTGAGGCTAAGTTCGGTAATAGATGTTATTTCAAACCTTGAGCTCCCATCACAAACTCAACCTGTGACATTCGGATGTAGTAACTCAGCACAGGGGAAGATAAATGATTAACTCCATCGTGATCGATATTGAAACAATGGATGTACGCCCTTCTGCGCTCATCCTGTCTATTGGGGCCTTCGCTTTTGATATCTCAAACATCGAGAAGACACGCAGTTCAATTCTTGAGGTTAGCCGGGAACTAGATGTAGCCGAGTATTCTCCCTATACCTTTTATGTGCTTGTCGATACATTCAACCAGCTCATGTCTGGCCGTTCTGTTGGCAAAGATACACAGTTCTGGTGGAAGTCTCAGGGGGAAGATGCTCATGAAGCTTTAGCTGGTGAGCGCCACTCTTTAAGCACGCAGCTGCTGAACTTATCTAGTTGGATCGCCCAGCATAAGGATGCCCAGATATATTTTCGTGGTACCGATTTTGATGGCGCCATTTTGGAACATGCTTATCGCCAATGCGGTATGAACTGCCCTTGGAAATATAATGGGAAGCGTGACGTCCGCACGTATATCGATGCGCTAACTGGCAGCCAAAAAGGTTATATCGTTGACCACCAGCCATGCTTTCTGATGATTAAGCATCATGCACTACATGATGCAATGAATGATGCTGAACAAATGACTATCGCTAAGAATTGTTTTGGGACGGCAGTAAACGTAGCTTAAATTTTTTGCCGGCCCGTTGCAGCGGGCCTATCTTGATATGTGTGGAGAAATAGCAATGCACCAATATCTGACTTTAGATGAATGGGCTGAGGATCGATACCGTAGCAATCCACCGGGAATTAATACGTTACGCCGGTATGCTAAAAATGGGTATTTCTATCCACCAGCACGTAAAGAAGGAAGGTTGTGGCGTGTGCGTGAGGATGCCGATCTGGTATGGGAAACATCTCAGCCAGTAATTAAACCTAACGATGATCCGAGACTTATGAGGATTCTCACCGATGGCTCGTCCACGTAAATATAACGTTTCTATTCCCGGCCTTTCTTGCTATCTAGACGCCAGAACAAACAAAGTTTACTGGCGTTATAAACATCCCACTACAGGAAAATTTCATGGGCTGGGTACTAATGAAGCAGAGGCTAAAGCCATAGCGATAGAGGCCAACACACGAATTGCTACTCAGCAAATGAACCAGATGATCAAACTTCGTGACAAGATAAGTCACGTTACAAACTCATCAATCTCTGTTTCTGGTTGGGTAGAAAAGTATTCCGAGCAGCAGGAAAAACGCCTAAAAATAGGGGAAATAAAACTCGGCACTTTACGCCAGAAAAAAGGGCCACTAAAAACCTTTGTTAGTCTTTACGGGATTAAACCGCTAACAGATGTAACCACAAGGGATGTTGTCCATTTGCTGAATTTATATTTAGAAAAAGAACAGTACCGGATGGCGCAAATTGTCAGAAAAGTACTAATCGATGTCTTTAAAGAAGCTCAGCACTCTGGAGAGGTTCCTCCGAGCTTCAACCCTGCGCTAGCAACCAGAAATCCAAAAGCGAAGATTACTCGGCAACGTCTATCGTTAGATGAATGGAAGCTAATTTATGATGCAGCAGCTAAAAGCCAACCATATCTCCAGCGCTCAATGCTACTTGCTCTTACCACCGGTCAACGGTTAGGCGACATTTCAAATATGAAGTTTACTGACATTTGGGATGGTTATCTTCACGTACAACAAAGCAAAACTGGAGCGAAAATAGCCCTCCCTTTATCCCTTAAATGTGACGCGATTGGTCTTACTCTTGGAGAAATTATTTCGCTTTGCAGGGACAAAATACTTAGCCCTTATCTTTTACACCACCACCATGCAATAGCGTCGGCCAAAAGGGGTGGGCAAGTACTTGGATCAACTATTACAACGCTATTCAGTAAGGTTAGAGACGGTATTGATTACCCTTGGACTAAATCAGGAACAGCGGCGACGTTCCACGAACAGCGCTCTTTATCAGAGCGTTTATATAGAGAGCAGGGAATCGATACACAGACTCTTCTTGGACATAAAAATCAGCAAATGACCGACCGCTACAATGACGACCGTGGGAAAGATTGGAAGCAACTTATAATTTAAAACCTTGATGTTTTGCAGAAGGGTTTTGCAGGAGTTTTGCAGAAGAAAGTTATACCTTAGAATTACGCGGTTATTACTCACCACCAGCATGAGCAATAACCGCCATATTTTTAGCTACTTATAGACAATCTCGCCTTTCGGCTCATAGTCTGACACTTTGAGCGGAGAGTGCTTTTCGATGTACTGCTTTAACACCTCTGCGTCCACAAACCCTGTATTCACATAGCTTGGCAGCTCACTGACGATCGGATAATCATCGCCACCCGTGGCGTTAAAATTGAGCAGCGCCAAACGGTAGACTTTGTCGGCCTGTAATGGCTCTCCTTTAATTTTCACATCGCTAACGCCCTTTCCATCCGCGATTAAGCTCACGTTTGAGAATTGAGCATAAGCGCCAGAATCCACTTTTTTATTGGCAACCACGGCGAGATATTTTTCGAGATCGCTACCTTTCATCTCCACATACGCCACGGTGTTGCCAAACGGCTGCACTTTCAACACATCTTTGTAGCTGATATCTCCCGGTTCGATAGAGTCTCGCACGCCACCGCCGCTCATAACGCCCAGATCGGCCTGAGTGCGCTCCATCTGTGCCGCTAGTAGCAAGCGCGCCATATTGGTTTGTTCAAAGCGAACTTTGCTGCGATCGCCCTCTAATTTTCCATCCACGCTACCGACTTTAACTTCCAACTGTGCTTTGCCCTTCTCTTCAAACGGCGTCAACAGCTTAAGCATTTGTGGGTTTTGCTCGATTTTATGGGTGTAATATGCACGCTCAACGGTACCATCATCTTTGGTCACTTTTTTGCTGAGGTTCACGGGAATAAGCTGGTAGTGTTGCAGCGTCAGCGCGCCGTTTCGGAAGGTAAAATCAGCGCGACCAACATATTTGCCCCATTCATGCGCCTGCACGATCCAAGTACCATTCTGGCGATCGGGGGCACATGGTGTCCCTGGCACATAATCAACCTGCTTTTTATTCTCTGACGCCATGCACACCGGATCTTGTGAGTGGCCGCCGACAATCATGTCCAGATATCCCGCGGGGAGCTTGCGCGCCATTTCAACGTCGCCGGGTGCATTGGAACCATGCTCGCCGTTATCATAGTGTCCCATATGGGTGGCCGCGATGATCACATCCGGTTTTTCGTTTTGTTTGATCTGCTGGATCAGCGTCTTAGCTTCCACTGCCGGATCACGGAATTCGATCCCTTTTAATAATTCAGGGTTACCGATCTTCGCGGTGTCATCGGTGGTTAAACCAATCACTGCAATTTTAATATCTTGCTTATCGAAAACTTCGTAAGGCTTAAATAACCGTTTTTCAGTGCCTTGCTGGTAAATATTGGCTGAAAGCAAAGGAAAGGTCGCCCACTTTTCCTGCTGACGTAAAACAGATAACGGGTTGTCAAACTCATGGTTACCAATCGCCATCGCATCATAGCCAACTAGATTCATGCCACGGAAATCAGGCTCTGCATCCTGTAAATCTGATTCGGGAACGCCAGTATTGATATCCCCACCGGAGAGCAACAATACGCTACCGCCTTGCGCCGCAACCTCTTGGCGTATCTGATCCACCAGCGTTTTCTGCGCAGCTAACCCATATTCTCCGTTAGCATTTTGCCAAAAGTGACCATGGTGATCGTTGGTATGCAGAATTGTGATGTTATAGGTTTTGTCTTTTTCCCATGCGGCAGCCCACGTCGGCACCAGTGCGAGCGTTACCGCTAAAGCGCACGCTGTTCCTTTCAGAGCAAATTTCATACGGGTTCTCCGTGTCGTCATATTCATCATCCCATTACCGTTCTAATTATTATGCTTATTCGATTTAAATCACCGCGTTGAATGATCAGTCTAAAATTCTAACGGCTAATTTGTCGGATCATTTCATTTTTTTGCGAGCGCTTTCAAATTACAGCCCACATTTGCCAGCAATGGTGAACAAATAACCGACGAGAAGATAAAAACAACGGTTGACCAAGAATGATAAACTTTGTCATTGTTAGCGTGATGACTATCTCTATTTATCAGCCTGCACATAACCTGTACATAAATAGCTCCTTAACCAACAACATAACAAAAATACACTATGACTGACCGCATCGATCCGGTGTCCGATTCCGTGACACAAAAGCCCGTCAATCGCACCTCGTTCTCCATTCTGGGTGCTATCAGCGTGTCACACCTGCTGAACGATATGATCCAATCGCTAATTTTAGCGATCTACCCTATTTTACGCGGGGAGTTTTCACTTAGTTTTGCGCAGATAGGCCTCATCACCCTGACCTATCAGCTCACGGCCTCATTGCTGCAACCGCTCATCGGTATGTATACCGATAAACACCCTAAACCCTATTCTTTACCGATAGGCATGGGATTCACGTTGGCTGGGCTTTTACTGTTATCGGTTGCACCTAGCTTTAGCGTGGTACTTATTGCCGCTGCGCTGGTGGGGACGGGCTCGTCAATCTTCCATCCCGAATCTTCACGCGTTGCACGTATGGCCTCCGGTGGTCGTCATGGTCTGGCACAATCGGTATTTCAAGTTGGTGGCAACTTTGGTAGCTCGTTGGGGCCTTTGCTGGCGGCGGCGGTTATTGCGCCTTACGGTCAGGGAAATATCGCCTGGTTTTCTCTGGCAGCACTGCTCGCTATCGTTGTACTACTGCAGGTGAGCAAGTGGTATCAGCATCAAACGCGTCAAAGCAAAGGTAAGCCTAAAGGCCAAGGGGCGGTAAAAGTGCTGCCACGCCGCACTGTGGTTATCTCTCTATCGATACTGCTCGTGCTCATTTTTTCAAAATACTTCTATCTCACCAGCATTAGCAGCTATTACACCTTTTATCTTATTCATAAGTTTGGTGTTTCAGTACAAAGTGCACAGATTCATTTGTTTGCATTCCTGTTTGCTGTCGCCGCCGGAACCATTATTGGCGGGCCTTTAGGCGATAAGATAGGACGTAAATATGTTATTTGGGGCTCAATTCTGGGTGTCGCGCCGTTTACGCTCGCTTTACCCTACGCTTCTCTGTATTGGACGGGCATTTTAACCGTCATTATCGGCGTTATATTGGCTTCGGCATTTTCCGCCATCTTGGTTTACGCACAAGAGCTCATTCCAGGCAAAGTCGGCATGGTTTCTGGACTATTCTTTGGTTTTGCCTTTGGTATGGGAGGCTTGGGAGCCGCTGTCCTTGGCTATGTCGCCGATCTCACCAGCATCGATTTGGTTTATCAGATTTGTGCATTCCTGCCATTACTCGGCATCTTGACTGCTTTACTGCCGAACATAGAGCATAAAGACGCTAACTAGCCTTAATAACCCGACTTATTCTGTAGGATTGGTCGGGTTATCCTCTTCCCAAAGCCGCGTACCACATGAACTTGCCTGACAAAACCTTCATTTACTGCCATTCGCACGTTTTTTTTCTAATTTCTGACTGATTTCCCAAAATTAACTCAGCAGAATATCGATAAATACAATAAACTTATTAGAGATACCTATTGATTTCACGAAGCAAAAGCACCACTAAAGGTACTGCTGCGTGAGAAATTGCGGTTTTAGTACCCCAATAATTAGAGTTGCGTCGCAAAAACCTGAGTCTTATGAGCCGTTTTTGTATCGTTGCCGACTGGACGAAGCCTTGCCGTACGCCAGCTTAGTTTCGTAAGGAACGAGCACTGCTAACACAGATGCTGCTTCAAGTATGACGGGTATACACACATTAATTGAAACTGTAGCCATGAAACGGCTTCAAGTTAAAAAAGGTATTTTTATTATTTAGCTGTTCGTGCAGTGCTAGAAGGAGTCTAGATGCATCACTCAACCCCGCTTATTACGACAATCGTTGGAGGCTTAGTTCTCGCCTTTCTTTTAGGTATGCTGGCAAATCGTCTGCGAATATCTCCATTAGTGGGCTATTTGGTCGCAGGCGTACTTGCTGGCCCGTTTACACCCGGCTTCGTGGCTGATACCTCACTCGCCCCAGAGCTGGCCGAAATTGGCGTTATCTTGCTGATGTTCGGTGTTGGTCTGCACTTCTCTCTAAAAGATTTAATGGCGGTTAAAAACATCGCGATACCCGGCGCTATTGCACAAATCGCTGTGGCGACATTGCTGGGTATGGGACTTTCGTCGTTATTAGGTTGGGATTTAGTCACTGGCTTAGTTTTTGGCCTGTGTTTATCCACCGCGAGTACCGTGGTATTGCTGCGCGCTTTGGAAGAGCGGCAGCTAATTGATAGCCAACGTGGTCAAATCGCCATTGGCTGGCTGATCGTAGAAGATCTGGCAATGGTGCTAACACTGGTTCTTTTACCTGCTTTCGCCGGAATTATGGGCGAAGGGCAAAATATGCAGTTAAAAGACCTACTGATTGAGCTTGGCATCACGCTGGGTAAAGTCATCGCCTTTATCACCATCATGATCGTGGTGGGACGCCGTTTGGTACCTTGGATTTTAGCCAAAACTGCCAGTACAGGCTCACGCGAGTTGTTTACCCTTTCCGTTCTCGCATTAGCCATGGGCGTCGCCTACGGTGCCGTCGCAATCTTTGACGTCTCTTTCGCACTTGGCGCCTTCTTTGCCGGCATGGTACTTAACGAATCAGAGCTTAGCCACCGAGCTGCTCACGATACATTGCCACTGCGAGATGCATTTGCAGTGCTGTTCTTTGTTTCAGTAGGGATGTTATTTGACCCAATGATTTTGGTCGAACAACCCCTCGCTGTACTGGGCTGCTTAGCAATCATTGTATTTGGTAAGTCCGTTGCGGCATTCCTGCTAGTGAAGATGTTTGGTCACTCTAAACGTACTGCGCTAACGGTTTCCGTCAGTCTGGCTCAGATTGGTGAGTTCGCCTTTATTTTGGCTGGTTTGGGGATTTCCCTGAATATGCTATCACCGGAAGGTCGTAATCTAGTGCTCGCAGGGGCTATCCTGTCCATCATGATTAACCCGCTCCTATTTACTCTACTAGAGCGTTATCTGGCCAAAACGGAAACTATCGAAGACCAGAGCCTGCAAGAAGTCACTGAGGAAGAAGAGAAACAGATCCCAGTTGACCTCTGTAACCATGTACTTCTGGTTGGCTACGGGCGTGTAGGCAGCCTTATCGGCGCTAAACTGCATGACGAAGGCGTTCCACTGGTGGTTATTGAGAACTCCCGCCCCCGCGTTGAGGCGCTTCGTGAGCAAGGTATTCATGCGGTACTGGGTAATGCAGCGAATCCCGAAATGTTGGAGCTAGCGAGAATTGATTGTGCACGCTGGCTGCTACTCACCATTCCAAACGGCTATGAAGCCGGTGAGATTGTCGCCTTTGCCCGCACCAAGCGAGACTCTCTGGATATTATCGCCCGAGCGCACTACGACGATGAAGTCGCCTATATTTCAGACCGCGGTGCGAATCAGGTGGTGATGGGTGAACGTGAGATCGCCAACAGTATGTTGGAATTGCTGCAGGTCGATAAGATGACGGATGAGGATAAGATGCAGGGGTGTGCAATATAATATTACGGCTGCCGCTTTCAGATTATCCATGTTGAATGGTGTAGGGTTGTACACATAAGTTTACGGTGTAGATTTCGTACGCCTAAGACACCGAAACCGACATGCACTCCGTGCAGGCGTCCGAGCAAGGCGGCTCAATCGCCGCCGCCTTGCATCCGGGCTTGGCACCGTCCTTCAGCCTGCTTCGCAGGTGCCCGAATCTCGTCATTCCGGCCTTAACGGAACGAACGGCAATCGCCATCCTGGCTCCTCCGTTCTTTCGCCGACATCC